CCAGACGCGCTGGTCGGGGTGCCGCAGCGCCCCGAGCGCCCAGTCCCCGAAGCCGCGCCGCTCCACGTCCGAGATGTCCCGGCCCGTGCCGCGCACGAAGGCGGCGTAGAGGTCCACCACGGCGCCCAGATGTCCGAGGTCCGCGAGCGCGATCCGGACCGGCGGGGCCTTAGGCGGGGCCGGGGCCTGCGTCGTCATGCGGCGTCATCCTGGCCGCGGCGATCGATCCAGCCGTGGGTGATGACGAGCTGCGTGTCCGAAACCCCGGAGGCGCTCTGGCGCGTCCGAATCTGCGCCGACGTGTTGGTGCGGACGGCCTTGACAACGGATTGGTTGTCGTTCGCCTCTCCCGTGTACCAGTCGTGGACCGTCGCGGAAGGCGCCGTGTCGGCCTGCACGAGCGCCGTGGCGAGGCCCTGGATCCCGGCCGTCGTCGCGTTCCGAATGCCGAAGGTGATGAGGGCATCGAGGACGCGCCCTGTCGGTACCGAGAGCGTCACCGTCGCCGCGGCCGTGCCTGGGTTCGCCTGGGCGCGGTCGCCGGCCGGCACGTCGCGCAGGAAGCGGTCGCCGTCCTGGTCGAACAGCACGATCGCGCCGCCCGAGCGGATGATCGAGCCGATGAGCCGCTTCTCGGTGTAGTTCGTCGGCATCGTCGGCGCCGAGGCCGAGAGCGAGAAGAGCGCGTCCACCACGCCCGTGTCGATGCGCTTGATGAGCCAGACGTGGTAGGTGTCGTTGGCGATCGCGCCCGTGTCCAGCCCGCCCGCGCCGGAGCCGACGGCCCACGCCGCGTCCAGTTGCTTGGTGAGCGCCGCGGCGAGCACCAGGTCGTCCAGGTCGTCGCCGCTCCGCGTCCAGCCCGCGGCGATGTCGATATCGTTCGTCGGGTCCGTCCCGTTGTTCGAGAGTGTCAGGCCCTGGATCGTGCCGCGCTCGGTGCGCCAGGGCTTGCGCGTGAGTTGCAGCCAGTTGCCGGAGCCGAGCGAGTAGAACGCGAGCACGTCGTTGGCCTGGACGACGAGATCCCGAGCGTCCTGGAGGATCAGGCTCGTGCCGTTGTGCGTGAGCGTGAGGCCCGACTGGAAGCGCAAGAAGATCGTGACGCCGCTGTTCCGCGTCGAGAGCGCCGTCACGCCCGTCGAGCCCGTGACCAGGCACACGTTCCCGTCGGTCGGGATCGTCAGGCTCGCCGCCGAGGCGATGTTCGTGCCCTGGACGAGCTGGACCGGCGCCCCGCCCGCGCCGCCCGAGTGGGCGTGGCCGGAGGCGGCGAAGACGATGACGTTCTCGGCGAGGCTGGCGATGTTGTCGGCGTCGATGTTGCCGTTGTAGTCGTTGTAGAGCGTCGTCTCGTTCGACGTCACCTGCGCGGGGTCGATCACCGTGCCGGCGGTGTACGTGTAGGGGCGCGTGATGAGGGCCATCGCTACCCGCCGCCACGCTGGCGCATCATCGTGACCATGCCGGTCACGGCCTCGAGCAGCCCCGGAGTGTGCACGAAGAAGCTGGCGAGCGACTGGACGAGCATCCCGATCTCGCCGTGGGTCTTCAGCGCCGTCTGCGTCTCCAGGTCGCCCGCCACGGTGACGATCTGGACGAGCGCGGCGATGCGCGCCTGCTGCCGCTCAGCGTCGTGATACAGGAGCGTGCCCTCGTGCAGGTCGATCCGGCAGGCGAGCGCGGCGAGGTCGGCAGCCATCACGGCATCCTCGGGATGACGCGCACCTTGCGGGTGAAGTCCCGGAGCTTCCAGTCCGCCGCGACGTTGTGCGTCAATTGCAGCTGCACCGTGCGCCCGACGATCCGGCTCGTCCAGTTCAGCACGTCCTCGGTGAACGAGGAGCCGCCCCACAGATCCGTGCCCCAGAGCGCGGAGTTCCAGAGCGCGCCAGAGACGGACCACGAGAGCGTGTCGGACACGGTCGAGGCCCCGGCGTCCACCACCGCGGAGACGCCGACCGAGCCGGTCGCCTCCTTCAGATAGCCGAACGCGAAGCCGTTCCAGATCTTCTGCCGGAGCTTGTTGTCCGGCGCATCCTCCGTCACTTCCGCGAACTCCTTGGAGTGGATCTCGCCGACGACCGTATCGGCGCCGTCCTGATAGAGCGACTCCTGGTCGAGCTTCCAGACGGTGCCCGCCCCGTCCTGGCAACCGTAGAGCAGCAGGCCGTCCGCGGGGCCATCCAGGAGCACGAAGGCCAGGATCGCCAGGCCGTCGTGCGGGCCGTACCAGTCGATCGTGTCCTCCCCGGCGAGCACCGGCAAGAGGTCGCCCCAATACTGGAGCGTGTTCGTCGAGCCGCCCGTCGTGGCGAAGGCGAGCTTGTAGAACCCGTTGTGGTAGATCGCGCAGGCATCGACCAGCTGCGCCGAGGGGATCTTCAGGAGGTCCGGGTAGATGCGCAGGCCGACCTTCTCCGGGGGCCCCACCGAGCGGATCAGGTACACCATGCGGTCGGCGCCGAGGAACATGAGCCCGAGCGGGGTGTTGACCATCGTCTTCGGCGAGACGCACCCGATGGAGCCCGACACCTGCTCGAGCGTCGCAGTCACGTCGCCCGCCACGTAGTAGAGCTGCGTCTCGGTGCCGACCACGAGCATCTCGCGGAGCGCGTTGGCCTGCGTGCCGAAGGTCGCCTTGCCGAGCGCCGTGACCGGCTGATCGGCGCGCCAGAACTGCGTCGCGCCGATGACGCTGTCCGAGCCCACGTCGAAGTAGTAGATGTGCTGCGGGTTCGTGGCCGTGCGCGCGGTGACGAGGCGCTGACGGAAGATCTCGAGGAACTTGCCGTACTGCGCATCGGTCGCGCCGGCGCTCACGGACATGTCGGTGCGCGTGGCGAAGTCGCTGCTGATCTGGATCGCCACCGAGCCGTCGCCGGAGGCGGCGTAGACCTTGCCGAGCAGCGGCCAGTTACGGAAGTACCACTTGACGCTCGTCGGCAGCGCCGTCGGCCCGGTGATCTCGGCGAGCGTGCCCGCGCCGTCGTCGCCGACGTAGAGGCGGTCGGCCGTCGCCCGGTTGCCCGCGACGATCAGTTTGCGCGTCGCCGCCGTCCACGCGCGGATGCCGTTGTCGAAGCGGTTCACGCCGGACACGGCCGCCGCGTTGTACGCCGAGGAGCCGAGCCGCTTGGCGAGGATGCGCAGGCTCCCGCGGGGGGGGTAGTAGTTCCTGAGCTTGCGAAATCGGTTGTCCGCGATCTGCGTGGCCTCGGTGAAGAGATCCACGCCCGCGAGCCGCTCGGTGAGGACGACCGACTCGTTACGGGGCACGGCGGAAGCCGCCTGTCATCGCCACCTCGCGCGTCACGAGACCAGCGCGCGGGCGCCCGCGCAGGTCGCGAGCCACGGGCCGGCGCGCGCCGTCTTCGAGCCCCAGAACTTCGGTCGCCGTCCCGATCACCTCGAGCCTGGCGAAGTCCTCGGGCGACCACTGCCCGGCGGTCCCGTCCTCGACCGCGAGCGCCTTGATCTTCTCCGTCAGGGCGGCGAGCTGCTCCGGCCGCACGTTGGCCGCGCAGCGCCGACAGGCGGGCACGGAGTGGTGCTGGAGCGTGTTCAGCCGCAGCCCGAGCGTCGCGTACTCGGCGAGGATCATCGTGCGCCCCTCGGCACGGAGGACGACCGGGGTGCCGCAGCAGAGGCAGCGGACGCGGACCTCGGGCTCGGCCGTCACTCGTTCACCCCCATCGCCAGGAACACGCGCGGGTCGAGCGCCGACGGGTGCGTCACGCCTTCGTCCAGGAACACGCGCCGGCGGTAGGTGGGGAGCAGGCCGGGCAACTCGAGCCGATTGTCCCCGTAGAGGATCGCGTACTCCCGCGCGTAGCGTGTGTCGTCCTGGTGGAAGAGCTGCGCCACCTTGACGGCCTGCACGAGGATCTCGTCCGGCGCGTGCGAGGACCAGAGCGGCGTGTCGCCGACCGCGACGGCCGCCGGCAGCTGGTAGTAGTCCGCGCTCACCGTGTACGCCTGATCGGTCTTGGGGTAGACGTACCACGTCCCCGTCACGGGGTCCGCGACGATCCGCTGCGGCGGGCCCGTGGCCGTATTGCGGTCGCCCTTCGCGATGTAGGCCCGGTAGGTCCACTCGAAGAGCGTCACGATGGACCCGCCCGAGTCCGTGTAGCGCCCGCAGGAGCCGTCCTCGTGCTGGTAGGTGTCGAGAAGGGTGCTCGGCCAGTTGGCGGTGTTCGACACGCCCCCCGAGGCGAAGGCGATCGAGGCGGTCTGGCGCTGCCACGGGTACTTCCGCCGGTACTCCGCCTCCAGGAAGCGGTTGAGCCAGGCCAGGCGATGCGTCGCGCTGATCGACGTGTTGCCCGCCAGCTCCGCCGCCTGGTCGATGATCGACTGCGCGGTGGCCATCTACCCCGGGGCCTCCTGGGCGCCCGTCGCCGACACGACCTTCGCCCGCGCCAGTGCCTCGCGCACCTCGGCGTCCGTCACCTGCTCCACGGGTTTCCCGAGCCGCTTGGCGATCCGGCGACGCTTCTTGTCGAAGTGGAAGCGCTCCTGCGCGCTCTTCACCCGCCCCTGCCGCGCCTTGATCTCCTCCGAGGCGCGCGCGACCTCCTCGAGGATCTCGTCGTTGAGCGAGACCATGCGCGCCTGGGCCGGCAGACCCATCTGCACCTCGATCGCCTCCCAGATATCGGCCGCCGAGGCGCTCGCCGGCAGGTTCGCCTGCACGGTCACGGTCTCGGGCTGCTGCGTGGCGTTCGTCACCCGCTGGAGCGTCACGAGGTAGCGTGGGCGCTGCCGGTGGCGCCAGACGAGGAACAGGACCAGGACCACCGCCGTGGCGAAGAGCAGGAGCGTCTCGGCGATCATGCCCCCGTCACCATCCCGGGATGCTGGTTGCCCGAAATCTGCACCACGCGGTCCTGGTGGACCTTGGGGATGTGCTGATCGAGGTATTCCTGGTACGCCTTCTGGTCCGCGTACCGCACCTCGATCGCCACCGACTTCGGCAGCCGGTGCCGGCCAGGCGAGTAGCTGAGCTCCACGGCGTGCATGATGTCGCGGCCCTTCTCGTCCTGGCCGATGGGGTAGGCCGACGCGAAATGGATGCCGTTCTGCATGCGGAGGACCACCTCGACGAAGTCCTCGCCCCACTGCTTCGGCCAGTAGTTGAGGATCCGCCAGAGATCCTGCTCGCGCTCCGGCACGCCGGGCCGGGGCGGGTAGCGCGCGATCACCTTCGCCCACGGCAGCACCGCCAGAGTCTTGTTGCCCTTGGCGCGGTCGTAGACCTCGGCCGAGGGCCAGCCGAGGCGCACCCACGGCGGCAGCGCGTAGAAGTCGCGCGGCTCGTTTTTCGCGGCGTCGAAGCCGAGCTCGATGTGCTGGTCCATGATCGTGGCGAACGTCCGCTCGTCCGGGTAATGGAGCTGCTGCCAGAGGGGCGGGGAGCTTGCGCCCCCCGCCAGCCCGGCCGCAGCCCGCTCAGGGGCTGCCATACGTGACTCCTCTCAGGCGCCGGCCTAGTAGTTCGACGTGCACTCGATCCGGCGCAGGTAGTTGTTGTTGCAGATCACGGCCTTGAACATGAGCTTCCAGCCAGCCGAATGCCGCTGCGCGAGCTTGTCGCTGTCCGACGCGGTCGCCCGCACGGCGTAGGTCTGCAGCGACATGCCGTCGAGTGTCACGACCGCGAACGCTTCCTTCCCCATGACCCAGACGACGTGCGTCGTGACGCCCGTGGCCGCGATCGCGGGGTGCTGCGTGCCGGAGGTCGGCACCGTGGTGATGTCGTAGGTCGCGCCCGCCGCGTTGCCCGTGGACACCTGGTAGAGCGTGCCCGACACCGTGCCGGCGTAGACGTTGTAGGTGTAGCCCGTGGTCGAGGGCATCGTCACCCGGACCGCGTGCGTGTTGAGGCCGTCGTTGGCGACGGTGGTCGTCGCCTCCTGCGTGCCGCCGTTCTCGAAGCCCGTGGTCGCGTCCACGCGCGTCGTGACCGTGTAGACGGTCGTGTTGGCGTCGATGCTGCCCGCCGCCGACACGTCCGCCGCCGTGGCCGACGCCGCCCCCGTGAAGGTGTAGAGGAAGTTGGAGCGGATCCACCGCACGCCCATCCACGTGCCGATTTCCCCGTTCAGCAGCAACTGGACCTTGCTGTATTGCGCCGCCGCGACGAAGGTCGCGTCGGAGGTCAGATCCTGCTCGACCGAGGGGTCGATGACGCCGACGAGCAGGTCCCCGCTGTACGGCCGGGCCCCGTTGTTCCGGAGGTTGGCGACCGTGGTGCGGATCGTGCCCGTGGTGATGACGTCCCCGGCCGCGAGGTTGCCCCGCGTCGTGTTGCTGGTGCCGGCGTATTGCGCGTTGGTCCCGGCGAGGAGGACTTCCTGCACCTCGCGGTCCCGGGTCTCGGCCGCGGCCAGGGCCAGCAGCTCGACGGCCTTCTGGAACACGTTGTGCTTGATCGTGAGGTTGGCGACGTCCGTGATGACCACGACCTGGCCCCACTGCTCGACGGTCGCCGACACGGTCGAGATCGACATCTGCGTCGAGGCCGGCGTGACGCCCTCCGTGAGCGTCGACTGCGGCAGCGCCAGCCGGTCGTAGGTCGTGTACTGGAACGAGGTGGACATCTTCGACGGCAGCCGGGCCGGATCGCCGAGCTGCGCCATCTTGACCTGCTTCTCGGCCACCATCAGGGTCTTGTCCGCGATGTAGGCCGACAGCATGTCGTTGCTGAGCGTGCTCGAGGTCGTGTCCGCGCCGCCCGCGAGCGGCATCAGCACGAAGTACGCGAGCAGCGCGGCCTGCGAGAGCGGCAGGCCCTCGCCGACCCAGTACCAGAGCGCCTGCGCGCGCTTCCGCCAGAGCGAAGGCCGGCACCGCGCGATCATCCGCGTGAGCCACGTCATCATCGTCTCCTGTCTCAGAACGGCTCGTCGCCGAACTGACGCTCGATCGCCTTCACGCGCTCGGCCGGGGAGCTGATCGCCCCCAGGTCCAGCGGCTCCGACGCGCGCGCGCCCGGCTTGACGACGGGCCGTCCCCCTGTTGTGCCGGCGCCCCGTCGGGCGGCCGCCACGCGGCCGGCGAGCCGGTCCGCTCCTTCTGCCTCGGTGACGAAGTGCTTCGCGTACTTCGGGTGGCCGCGGAGGTACTGGAGCGCGTCCTCGCGGAGCGCCCCCTCGGGGCC